CATAGACTAATGGCTTTTGCTTGTGTTGAAGGTATTTCATTCAGTTCGGTATTTGCTGGTGTATTTTGGTATAGAAGTAGGAATAAAATGCCTGGTTTGGCTGCGATGAATGAACTTATTCTTCGTGATGAAACAGCACACTATGAATTTGCACTTAATCTTTACAACAACTACTTAAAAGATGATTACAAGCTTTCTAAAGAAGAACTTAGAAACATTATTTTGAGTTGTTATGAAGTTGAAAAAACTTTCATAGAAGAAAGTATGCCTGATGGATTGCAAGGTTTGACAAAACAAGATATGATTCGTTATGTTCAATATGTAACAGATATCGTGTTGAATGATTTTGGTTGTGAAACAGAATTTAAAGTAAGTAATTCGTTGGAATACATGTCAAGAATTGGGTTATCATCTAAAAACAATTTCTTTGAAAAAAGAGAAGGTGAGTACACTCGTGTTGACATACCTAGTACAATGGACGGTATTTTTGATGAAGAATTTTAATAAACAAAAATCATGAGAATTTTAAAAAGAGATAAAACAACACAGGCTTTTATGCCTAACAAAATTTTGAGTCGTATAAAAACACAAGCTACTGGGTTAAAGGTAGATTGTGACTCATTATTCCAAGAAGTTATACCGTTGATTAGTGATAATATCACAACAACAGAAATTGATGAAATCATTGCGTTTAAAGCTGCTGATAAAATCATTCAACACCCAGACTATTCATTATTGGGTGGTCGTATATTATTAAGCCGTCAATCAAAGTTGATAGGTAAAGAACTTCAACCAGTTGATATGACTTATGATTTCTTTGCTGCTACTACTTTCTTGCAAAAGTATTCAATGAGAGATTCTAACAAAACACCTATTGAATTACCATCATGCATGTATGAGCGTGTGGCTAAACATCTTCATGGTGATAACGACTCGGCTAGAAAAGAATTGATTAAAGAATTAACTTCTAAACGCATCAATTTTGCAACACCAATTTATACCAACGCAGGTATTGATAAACGTGGTGGTATGATTAGCTGTAATCTAACTCACTTAGAAGAAGATTCATTTGAAGGTATTGAAAACACGCTTACAAAGATTGCTGCTGCGTCTAAAGAAGGTTCTGGTATTGGAATGCTTATTGACCCGTTAAGAAGCAAAGAAAGTGTAGTAGAATCGTTCCAAGGCAATGCTGGTGGTGTGATTAGATTAGCTGACATGGTTCAATCAAAAATGAGATTCTATAAGCAAGGTTCTCGTTCTGGAAGTTGCGCTTTGTATCTTTCAGTATGGCACAAAGACATTTTTGATTTCTTAGAATTGACATTGCCTATTGGTGATGAACAATTAAGAACTCGTGATTTGTTCACTGCTGTTATCATTAACGACCTTTTTATGAAGAAATTGGAGTCAGGTGAAGATTGGTATACATTCTGCCCTAATGACCTTAAAAAAGCTGGTTTAAAGCCGTTATATGACCTTTGGGGTGCTGAGTTTGATGCTGAGTATGAAAAGGCTGTTGAAATGGGTCTAGGTAAGAAGGTAAATGCCAAAGAAATTTTTGACTCTATTGTAAAATCACAAGTTGAAAGCGGTAGACCATACGTCATGTTCAAAGATAATGCGAACAAACGCAACATGCAAGACAATATCGGACCTATCAAACAATCAAACTTGTGTATCGAGGTGTTCCAAGCTTCAAAACCTAACTATACCCCACAATGTACTTTAGGTTCAATCAATTTGGCTGAACACGGTGGGCTTAAATCTATCGATAAAGCTACCAGAGTTTTGGTTAGAGGGTTGAATGAAGTTATCAGCAAGAACAAATGGAGTGATGATTGGAGTTCAAGTGCTGGTTTGGACCAAAGAGCTTTGGCTATTGGTGTAGCTGGTTTGGCCGACTTTTTTGCTAAAAAGAAAATTTCTTTTGAAAGTGAAGAAGCTAGAAAATGGAACAACGATATTTTTGAAACCATGTATAAAGCAGCTGTTGACGAATCAATGAAGATGGCTGAAGAAAAGGGTGAAAATTATCCATCATGGGAAGGTAGCCGTTATTCTAGAGGTGAAACTTATATTGAAGGATGGTCACCAAGACCAGAAGGTGAACCAATCCCACTTTATAATAGCTTATTCTTGGGTCTTATGCCTACAGCATCTTCAGCTATTTTATTGGGTGTGTTCGAATCTTTTGAACCAGTAACTTCAAACCTATTTACTAGACGTGTAGGTCAAGGTGAATTCTTGATTGTAAACAAATATCTTGTAAACGAGTTGATGGAATTGGAGCTTTGGGATTCAGAAATGATTGACAAAGTAATCAAAAACAAGGGTAGTGTTCAAAATATTGTTGAAATCCCTGAAGAAATACGTTTCAGATACAAAGATGTTTGGGAAATTTCACAAAGAACATTATTGGATTTGTCTATTATTAGAAACAAGTATGTTGACCAATCACAATCGTTGAATGTTTACCATGCTGATGCCAAATACGCTAAGATTGCAAGTGCTCTTATGTATGCTTGGAAAGGTGGGTTAAAAACTGGAGTTTATTACACCAGAACCAAATCTAAGCTAGAAACTAATACAAAATTGGCTTCAAATCAAGTTTCGGTGTTGCCACCAAAACCTAAAGATAGTCAATTTGAATGTTTTGGCTGTAGTAGCTAAAATTAATAAAACCAATAAAAAGGGCCTCAAAAGGGCCCTTTTTTATTTGTTTATTTACTTACAAAAATGTTTTACTATTATATTTATGTAAAAACGACACTATGGCGAACGGTAAATACATCAACATTAATTACCCTTTTAAAGACAGCGGTAAAGGATTTTTCTTAGATTTGAATGAAGATGATTCATCAGCTATAAAAGCTGACCTTATGCATTTAATTTTGACAATCAGAGGTCAAAGATTATACAACCCTAATTTTGGGACTAATTTACTTAGGTATATATTTGAACCTGAAGATAACTTTACTCTAAGTCAAATTCAAGAAGAAATTAAATCTTCTGTAAAAATGTATATACCAAACTTAGATATAACTAATTTTACTGTCGAACAGTCAACTGAAAGTGAATATGCCGCTGTTGTGACGTTAAATTATACAATAACAGATGGTGTTTTTGTTACATCAGACTTTGTAATCATAAATATATAATATGGCAAATCAAGGAATTAATTACACTTCACGTAATTTCGCTGACATAAGAACTGACCTTGTTAACATGGTCAAAAAATATTATCCAGACATTTTTAATGACTTTAATGACGCATCTGTAGGTATGATGCTTTTGGAATTGAATGCTGCGGTTGGGGACATGTTGTCTTTCAATACAGATAGAATGTTCCAAGAAACACAAATAGATTATGCACAACAAAGAAGTTCTGTTTTATCTATGGCCAGAACCTTTGGTCTTAAAATACCAGGAAAACGCCCAAGCGTTACAATCGTAGACTTTTCAGTTACAGTACCACCATTTGGTGATAGTTTTGATGTAACTTACTGTCCATTGATTGCCGCTGGTTCTCAAGTATCTGGTGCTGGTAAAATATTTGAAACAAAATATGACATTGATTTCAGTGACCCATTTACAGTAGGCGGTATTCCGAATAGATTAGTCATACCTAATTTTGATGCTAATAATAACCTTACTAACTATACCATTGTAAAACGTGAAATGGTTATTAACGGTTATTCTAAAATTTTACAAAGAGCTATAACAGCTAATGATGTTGTACCTTTTTTCCAAATTATATTACCAGATAGTGATGTAATTGCTATTGAATCAATCATTGCACTACCAGGTATTAATTATACAAGAAATCCAGACCCATCTCAGTTTTTAGACCCTGATTTAAAATGGTATGAAATGGATGCCTTGGCTGAAAGTGAAGTTTTTATTACTGATAACTTTACTATTAGTGATAACGCTGGTATAAAACCAGGAAAATGGGTTAAAACAACTAGAAAATTTATTCGTGAATATACTGATTTAGGGTTTACCAAATTAATCTTTGGTAGCGGCAGTCAAGACGTTAGTAGCTTGTGTGATTTTAATGTTAACCCAGCATTGGTAAATCAAATTGGTGATTTTATCAATAATATGTCATTGGGTGAAACACCTACTGCTAATACTACCATGTTTGTTAAATATAGAGTTGGTGGTGGTGCTGATACAAACTTAGGTACTGGTATTATAAACGGTCTTGGCCTTTTGAATATAACAGTTAACGGTGCCAATGCTTCAATAAATAATGCTGTTAAAGCTTCTTTAACTGTTAACAATCCATTACCAGCTTTAGGTGGTAAGGATGAACCTAGTGTTGAAGAAATCAGAAATTTGGTTAGATATAATTTTGCATCTCAAAATAGATGTGTAACTGTAAAGGACTATCAATCAAGAATTGCGTTGATGCCTGGTGAATTTGGTGTGCCATTTAGATGTGGTGTTTTTGAAGAACAAAACAAAATTCAAATTTATACTTTGGGATTGGATTCAAACGGTAAACTAGATAATACGTCTACAAGTACATTAAGAAACAATATTGCTAATTATTTATCTGATTACAGGATGATAAATGATTATGTTTTTGTTACAAATGGTAGAATAATAAATTTATCATTTGAAATTGATTTGTATATTGATAAAAAAATACCACAATCACAAATTGCTGCGCAAGTAATTAATTCCGTTCAAAGCTATATGGATATAAACAATTTCCAAATGGGTGAAAACGTATACTTGTCAAATCTTGTTGAAACAATAAATAATGTTGCTGGTGTTTTAAACGTTATTGACCTTAGAGTTTACAATAATGTTGGTAATGGTTATAGCGTTAATGAAATTTCACAACCATATTTGGATGCAACAACTAGACAAGTTGATATTTCTTTTGATTACACACTTTATGGTGACCCAATAAGTATGTTTGAAATAAAATATCCTAATACAGATATTAAAATTAGAGTTAAGGGATAAGGTTTCCTTATCCCAATAAAATGGCTATATTTGTAAAAATAATGCTTTAAAAAATGTTATAAAATGAGTTGTAATTGTAAAAATGGTGCTGGTGCCATGGGAGAAATGGTTAATGATTTACCTAATAAGTCTAGCAATAATGTGTTCAAATACGTAACCAAGTCGATAGTTTTTTTAATTTCTTTGATTTTTTTACCGATAATCGTTGTTTTTTCTGTTTGGCTTTTATTCAAAACAATTGTATTAAACTCAAGCATAGACATGAAACCAATGTTAATGTCTATTATTAAAAATTTTAACACAAAAATTGATGATGAAGAGGATGAAGAATTGGATGATGAAGAATTTTTTTCGTTAACTGAAGATGATGTTATTCTTTTAGATGCTGAAGATATAACTAATAAATAATTTATATTTTATGTCAAATACAATAAGAATAAGAACAACACCAAATGGTAGTGATAGATACTTAAAAGTTAAAATAGACCAAGATTTTGATTTTATTGAAATATTATCATTAAAACTAACACAAGAAGACGCATACAGAAAGTTTTGTTCTGATTATGGGACTATTGTTGGTAGAGTTATTGTTAATAGTGGTTTTGGTGTGCCTAATGCAAAAGTAAGCGTTTTTATACCTATAGATGATATTGATAAAAACGACCCATTAATTAAAGGGTTATACCCATATGAATTAGTTACAGATAAAAATTCTGACGGTGTTAGATATAACTTATTATCAAAAGAATTTGAGACCAACAATGACTGTTATACACCAGTTGGTACCTTCCCAAGCAAGCGTGAAATATTAGATAACGATACCATGATGGAAGTATATTGTAAGTATTATAAATTTACAACTACAACTAACCATGCTGGTGATTTTATGATTTTTGGGGTCCCAGTTGGAAATCACGTTATACATGTAGATGCTGATTTATCAGACATTGATTTTTTATCTCAGAGACCTTACGACATGATAAGACAAGGTGCGTCTGAAAAAACTTTTTATAGTTCTACAAAATTTAAAGAGGGTACAAACTTAGATAAATTACCTCAAATAAAAACTTCAAATGTTGGTGTAAACGTTCAACCATTTTGGGGTGACCCAGACAATTGTGAAATTGGTATTACAAGAGTTGATATTGACCTTAACTACAATGTAGAACCAAATGCTATTTTTATGGGTAGTATATTCGGTGACCAAGATAAAGATAGCGTTAATAAAAATTGTAGACCTAGAAGAAAATTAGGTGAATTGTGTTCACAAATCGCTACCGAAGGTACAGTTGAAATGATTAGAAAAACTGTTGATGGCACAATTGAACAATTTGACGTTGAAGGTGGTTATGTCATTGATGAAGACGGGACTTGGGCCTATCAAGTACCTATGAACTTGGATTACGTTGTTACATCAGAAGAAGGTGAACTGATACCGTCAAATGACTCAAACGTAGGTATACCAACCAAAGCCAGTGTTAGATTTAGAATAGGAATGGGTATAACTGGTAACGAAGGCAGGTTAAGAACTAGAGCCAAATATTTGGTACCAAATAATCCGAACAATTATGGTGAAATAGATTATACTTTTGATTCTAGAACAAAAGATACTAGTTTTAAAGATTTGTATTGGAATAAAATATACACCGTTTCTAATTTCATAGCTAGATATCAAAGAAATTCAAATGTAAACAATAGAGCGTTTACTGGTATAAAAGATGTTGAAGCGTGTGTTGGTGATAAAACTCCATTCCCATATAACAGAGTGGATACAAATCTGAATCCAATATTTACATATTTTTGTTTTTTCATTTTATTGTTTGCTTCATTGGTTTGGTATATAAATATTTATGTAATTTTTGGTATTAATCTTATAATTAATGCTTTAAACGTAGTTATTGGTGCCATCAACTCAATACTTAATTTAATTCCTGGGTTAGATGACCCAATAAATGAAGTACCTTACGTTGGTTGTATAACTATAAAATGCGCTGATGAAGTTTATGCTCCTGGATGTTATGAAGGGTGTGATTTATGTCATGGATGGACAGCTGCCGCTGCTAATGGAAATACTCCTAATTATTATCCTGGTGATGGAATACATACTGGATTACCACCAGATATTGGTGTTGGTTTAGGTGATTGTGTTTCATTTCAATTAGCTCAAAGTTTAAACATGTATAAATTTGATTTTTATAATGATTGGGTTAATGGTTCATTATATAGTTTTCTTTTAAAGTACAAAAAGAAAAAGAAAGGTAAGGAAAAATTTTGCGAATTTGATTGTGATGATTTTAGTGGGGACCCAAATTTCTCTGGTGTTGGTAATGATTGTAACAATGCACATTTATTAGACACATGTGTTGATTTAAATAATGGGAATCTAAATCAATCTTCGTCATTATCAACCTCTTTAAGAGAAGGGTTAATCAAAAAGTTTGAAGGTGAATTATATTACGCTGCTACAACACATAATGTAGTAAACAAATTATTCGCAACCGATTTAGTTTGTTTAGGTTCTGTTTTTGAATGTGATTGGCAAGGATTTCCTATGTTACAACCGTATCTTATGGCGACATCATTCAATTTACCACCAGATGTCTCAGATTCATACGTTGACCCAACTACGAATATAACATACATATCTGAAAGCGGAATGATAGGTGCTGGTGGAACAAGTGACGGTTTATTCTTTAATATAAATTGTTTAGGTTTGTTTGTAACTGCCAATCAATGTTTGAACATTAGACATGCATGTGAAATATATGTTGATAATGACGAATTATACGAACAAAATGGTGTTTTTTATGACGCTGATGAAACATTGGGTTCACATGATATTTCTGAAATAGGTAGAACTTTTAGAGATAGTTTTACGGTTTTGAATAGTGGCACTTCTTCTAGTAATTTTTATTCATTACCATCTAACATTAACACTGATTTTAACATTAACAATACACAAAATGACTACATATATACGTCATCTAGTAGCAATGGAATTGATTATCTAAAATTTAGAGGTTATTATAACTCTTCAGCTTCAGTCTTTTTACAACCAAAACACTCATATTATTTTTATTTTGGTACAATACCAGGTAAAACAGCTCTAGACAAAATGAATGCTAGATATTTTACTGTATGTAAACCAAAAGTAAAAAAACAAATGGCGATAAACATAACAACAAATCCAGATTCAACAAATAGTGGTGTTGGTTCTGCTGAATTCACAGTTTTAGGTGGTTTTGGTCCTTACACTTATACCGTAACTGGGCCGAATAGCTACAATGTTCAAGGTGGTGTATCTGTTACTCCACCAGTTGTCGACTTAACTGGGTTATTTCAAGGTCAATATACCGTTACCATTGTAGATTCAACAGGTTTAGCTGAAACAACTACCTTTAACGTGAGTGGTCCTACACCGCTTTATTGTAATGTTGCAGTATCACAAAACTCTAGTAGTACGGCATCACCAGATGGTGCTATCACTGTTTATGGTGTTGGTGGTGGTTTAGCGCCATATACTTACGAACTTAAAACTTACAATGGTGATGTTCTTCAAAGTGGAACTTTGATTGCACCGTTAACTATAAATGGTTTAATGGCAGAAGTAAATTATGGTTATATCATGACGATAACAGATTCTGCTGGTGTTATGTGTGAAACAAACGGTCTTATCATTTCTGGACCAACAGTTTTAAATGTTAGACATTCACAACCAACAAAAAATGTAACATGTTATGGGGGTAATGATGGCCAAATACATATAGGTATTAGTGGCGGTATGGCACCTTATACTATTTACACTACTGGACCAAATAGCTATACCAATCAAGGACAAACAGATTTACTAGGTTTAGTTGCTGGAACATATTACACAACGGTTGTTGATGCCGCTGGTTCAAATCACATTCTAACAACAACAGTTAGCACTACAAACCCTCAATTGGTTATTAGTTTAGCCTCTGCTGGTGAAATGGCTAAGCAATGTAACTCTCAAATATATACGATACCTTTTTATGTTTTAGCTGGTTTAACAAATGGAAATACTGCATATGTACGATACAGTATAGATAATGGCCCATGGATACAAGCCGACCAAACTTATACAAATTCAACAACTCCGCTTACAATTACGTTAGCAAAGTCTTTGTTGTTAAATGCGACTTCTGTTAAAATTAAATTCAGCAATACATCAACTTTAGATTGTTACAGCAATGAAATTACAGTTAATAAAACTCAAATTGCTTTGCCAACATCTAATTTAACTGCTAGTATAAACACATTAATTTTTGGACCTCCGTTTACTCATAACATTACAGTTTCTGGTGGTATAGCTGGTTCACCTGTTGCATTTACATCTACTAGCAATGCTACATTTACAAATTCAGGTTCTTACTATACTGGAATAGTAATAAATAATCAATCAATAATAACCGAAACGATAACAGACGGTGTTGGTTGTACCGTGACAACAACAGGATAAAATGAATACAATAAGAACACAACAAATACTTAAAGGTGATGTTTCAAAAACATCTGTAAACACCGATACATTTTTGAAAATTAATATCGATGGTGAAGAGCGATTACTTCCACCAGACCAAATTAATAAAATCATAAATGCTGGTGATAGGTTTGATGTTGAAAGACAAAGAAGTCCTTTTTATAGAATTATTGGTACAATAAACCCTGTAATTAGCAATCCGTTGTTTAATTTGGATGATACTCTTTTTGTTGATAAATTTACATGGAAAGGTTTTAATTACAAAGACCAATCCACCAACAAATACAGATTTAATAGTTCTTTGTTCACTCAAAATATTGTTGATTATTTAAAAGAAAGCGAAGGTTGGTTTGGTTATTACAACCCTGATGTACAAAGCCAAGGATTGTGTCAATTTTTTGATATGGAACCAAGTAGAAAACGTTTTAGTTTTACTGTTGACTACAATCCATTTCATGGTGAAAATTATGCAACCGATAAAAATTGGGAATTGACGATTACTTATCCGTATTCAACAGATACAACACATAACATGGTTAATGGTGGTCTTTTGATTATAGACTCTATGTTAGCTACTGTGTCTAGTAGAGCGATGACCGCATTTGGTGTTGCTTGTAGACATAATTTAAACATTGGTGATATAGTAAAAATAAGTGGAACTACAGGATATGATGGTGAACATGTTGTTATTAGAACAGGGTTAGATAATGGAGATTTAAAAGAATATTATTTTGTCTTAGATTTACAACCAATCGGTAATTTATCTTTTAACTCACGAATGGTTAAAACTTTTGGTGGTGTTGATTCTGTTTATTACTTTAGAAAATTCAGAAAAGTAAAAACTAGAAATACAGCTGTTATTGAACAAGATGATTACGAAGTATATAATCTTGCCTTTAGTCAAAATAAATTTACTGATAAAGTTCAACAATTTGTATTTAATGAAGACATAAATGTTAGTGGTTTAACCGATAATTTAGGTAGACCAATAAGTGAATTATATTTGACAATAGTTAAAACTGATAGCAATGGTTTGTTCACTAATGTTTCATCTGGTATTGAATCACCTTATATTTCAATATTAAACACTAGCCAAACCAACCAATATCTTTTATCTTTACCGATTATTCATAAAATACATAATGGCGGTACTCTACCATTTATATCACATAGACCATTAGAAACAAACGTTAATATAAATTCACCAGTAGATTATTTGGGTTATTCGCATCAAGATGAGTTTTATGGTGATTTGGTTGAATACAATCAAAATGAATTGAAAGAAATCGTTTTAGCGGATGTTCACCATAGATTTAACACTATTAATAGGGAAACAAACCCTACGTTGACATATATTGTTAGCGAAGGAAGTGTTTTAGATGGGACACAAGATGTGACTAATACAATAAACTTGGGTCCTAGACAAGAAGGGTATTATTATAAAGCTCATCATTTAATAAAGATTAGAGAGTTTTCTAATTACATAGAACAAGGTGACCAATACACTGTCGGCATACCAAATTATGCCGTAAGTTTAAACGATGGTAGATATTTATGGAGAGATTTATTGGATATTGGTTTTACCCAAACTGGTGAAAATGTCTTGAATTATCCGTTTTTAAATGGTTGTCATTATATGTATGATAATTATTGCTTTATGGTTAAACGTCAAGACCCATTTGATTTTTGGGGGTTGTATTATTCACAATACCCAGCTGACCCATTGGGCGAGTCAATGACCGATAAATTTATTATTAAATCAGCTGACGATGTTTGTTAACAAATACCAATTCAATATCAACTCTTTTTCAAGTAATTCAACAGAAATGTTGATTAATATTCCTATAACCATGAATTTTCAAATGGTTGACCAATCAGAATTGATTGACAGAGTATTTGTTGATGTTGAAACAGAAAAAGGGATAAACCCTATTATTGACTATGAAAAAGTTAGGTTTTTACCGTTTAATAATGAAGGCGTTATTAAAAAAATAATTTACCAAGTCAATTTAATCAACGGTTCAACATATGCAGATGCTGGATTTACGGATGATGAAATAAAATACGGGTACGAATCTTTTAATAAAACATTTTTGAATTTAGATTTTTACGATTCTGATAATCCATTGACTCAAAATTTAATTTCAAATGTTACTTTATATTCAGAATTAAAAACCAATGATTTGGTGCCATTAGGTACTGTTGGTGCTATTCCTGGTCAGCCAAAACCTGCAAATCAGATACCAATAATGTATGTTTTAGAAAATCCTATTATATCTTTAAAAAGTTTCTCTGAAGGGTATCATTTATATGATTATAAAGATGAATTAAATATAGGTGATGTAAAATACTTGTATATGAGAGCTTCTTTTAAAAATGCTAAATTAGGGACTAGTACGAATATGATGGTTAAAAACACACCTTTACCTATTGATATTTTAATCCACGAATTGTACACTAGATATAAATTAACTAGGACTAGTAGTGGGTATTACTATGAAATAGATGAAACTTATCAAGGTAATAGTAGTAATACTGGCGCTAACAATGTTACATGTACCCATAATGTTGCTAATAACATGGTAACAGTTAACCTATATCAAATAATTTCGTTATAATGGAAGTGTTTAAGAGAAAAATATTATTAGAAAATAGTATTGACAGGTCTTATAATAGTAAAACTTGGGGTACTTTAACCGCTGATACGTTTTACATCAACGTTTTTTTAACGCAAAACATTGATGACATGGGTATGTTCACTGAAATTGAGTATTTTTCGGCTGATACAACAAATCCAACGCCTGTAGACTATACTATTTTGGTTAATAAATTGTCACAAAGTGGCTACACCTTTCCTTTTATGACCACTCCGTCAATTTATATTAATAGTGGATTGACAAAAACTGAAGAATTTACCCTTAGATTGCCATCAAAAAGCGAATCTGGCTATTATAATTACCAATTTTCAGTAGTAACTGGTTCAACAGATAGTAAAATTGATGATTTGAGGTCTTATAATAGTCAAAACCTATATCAACCAGGTTTTAACATCAATACCGAAACATATACAAACTACATTGGGTCATTAATTGATGGGGTTAGTAGAATTAGTCAGTATGGTAGTGTATCAAAATATGTTTTTGATGCTGAAGATGACCAAAATTTAGGTACCAACAACCAAAATACTGGTTTGTTATATACTGATTATAGTGGTATAACTAGAAATGTTACTGTAAATGGTCGAAATACAGTCATACCACGTACTGATGTTAGATATATAGGTGAAGGTAGAAACCAAACAAATACGTCATTATCTGCTATTACAAAAGAAGAGTACTTATTTGGTATAATTTCTAAACCAGAAGTTAAAAATGATGTATTTATAGACAGAGGTATAACTAGCGTTATGGACACCCATTTAAGACTTTCAGAAATTAAAAATATTGGAAGTTTAACCAAATATGGTAATGGTTTTTATAATGTTGTTAAACAATAAAATGGACTTTGAAAAAAACTTAGTTAAATTAATAAAAACTAAAAAAATATGGCAACAGGAACATACGGGATAGTAAGACCAGCTGATATAACACCAGATGATGTGGAAATTTTTTACCATTACACGCCATCTAGAGGTGAAGTAGGTAATACATCATTACTGAAATTGAATTCAAGTGATGTCTTGATTAAAATGGATAACCCAAATAAATCTCAATCTAATATAGTTGGGCCTGAGTTATTTGGTGGTATGTATACGTTAAAATTACCAGCAACTTCTTTTGGTGCTAAGGGGTTTTATACGATAATCATAAAACCTGTTGAAATTCGTACTAAAATAGTTGATGTTGGGGTTTTGTCAGCGTATCCAGACACATTCGGTTTGTTGTTTGATTTGTCTTCAATACCTCAAAACTTCCTAACTAGATTTGAAAATAACGGTTTGGTTGGTTACAGAATAGAATATTTGAATAATACAGCGACAACAAATGATGCTAAGGTCAATAATTTTTTCAGAATTATAACATCTAACAATAGAGCTGAACCAGTAAATCAAAATTTAACAAATAGTAACCAAAAAGCTATTCGTTATCGTTTTAATGATAATTCAACCCTAACATTTTGTACTGTTTCACCTTCATCAGCATCAAACGTGAAACCAAATGCGACACCGTTTATTGGTCAACCTAACCAACAGGTTATCATAACCAATACATTCTTCAATCCAATAATGATTGAAGTAGAAATGGTTCAACATGACATTGAAACACTTGCGTTTGCTATGTTTGGTAATCAAACAAAATCTATTGAAGATGGTATTTACACTATTTACAACTTCAATAATGAAATTTACAAGCAATACGACTTATATGAAATCAAAGATAGATTTACTGGTAAACCATTGTTTGAAGTTAGAGAACAAAGAACATCTATTGATTTTGATAAAACATTTACAACTATTACAACAGTATAATAAAAAATGAGTGATAAGATAAAAGTAGCTGGTTATGCGCAAAAGATTCAATACATTGACGGTATTGAATACACACCGTTTTCACCAGATTTGGTAGGATTTCAATTGGCTTCAAATGGAGGTACCCCATTATTTACGATGGGTAATTTCTATGTTACGACCAATCTTGAACCTAAACTAGACAAGTACTTTAATAGTGCTAAGTTTTCTGGTTTTATGACATTACAAGATTTGAAGGTGTCTTTAACGGAATCAACTGCTTTATTGTCAAACAATGCTGGCGTTTATTTAAATTTAGATAAATCTAATTTAAATTATTATGCTTTATTTGGTTCATTAAGCGAATTCATTAGAGTATCATTAGAAGATATAATAATAAATTGGCCAGCTTCTTTATATTTGTACCCAGTTAGAAGCGATGCTGCTGGTACAACATATACTGGTTATACTGTACAAAATTACACATACGATAATTTAAATCAAGTTAGTACCTTTGCTGTTGATACAAATTTCATAATTAACAATTTTGAAATAAATTATACAACTAACGGTAATATAATTGATAGTTTCAGTACAACAAATAGTTTGAGAAATTTAACAATAAACTACGCATCTTATGCTATATTGTATAATGATGTTGAATATCCTATTTTAAATTTCACGGCATCAACAAATCAAAAAAATGATTACATTTATTTTAAAGTCAATGGCAACCCTTTTCCTAATTTAACAAACGGAATACCAATTTACCATATAAAACCAAAGAAAATTAAAGAAGAACAGTTTTATAATAGTTTGCCAGATTTTGAAGCGTATTTATTAAATCGTCACGTATCACCGAAATATACTGCAACATTCAGGTATCCAATAAAAACTGATACTGGTATAATATTATACGTTACCAATTCAGTAACTTGGCCAGTATCAGATGGTTATAATATAGATTTTGACACTGATAATTACGCTTTATATGCTTCACAATTATTAGATATTGCTAATTCTAATGACTTGTTTTCAAGTAATTTGATGAATAGATTTTTGGTTTCAGAATCGATATCATCATTTGACACAACACCTGTGCATTTATCTGACTTGGACCAAGACACATCTGGTGGTAAAGTAAATAAAACTTTACAAATTTATGGTGTTGAATTTGACGAATTGAATCAATTTATTTTGGGCATTCAATTTTCAAATGTTGTTACGTATGATAAACAAGATAACACGCCAGACATTTACCTTAAAAACCTAGCAAGAGTTTTAGGTTGGGAATTGGTTTCATCGGTTTTTGACAATGACTTATTATCAACATATGTTACAAGTTCACAATCTACATATTCAGGTATGTCAGTTGGTTTGACAGCTGTTGATGCAGATATTGAACTTTGGAGACGAATAATTTTGAACTCACCATGGATTTGGAAATCTAAAGGTACTAGAAAAGCTATAGAATTCTTTTTAAGATTTATAGGTGTACCACAAGGATTGGTCAAATTTAATGAATACATTTACAAAGCCAACGGGCCAATAAATGTTGATTTATTTAAAAAAATATTGGAATTACAAGGGTTAAACACTGATTTATCAGCTTACCCTATTGATTCTGAAGGTTATCCTAGACCGCTAAAAGATACTGACAATATGTATTTCCAAGGTAACGGTTTATGGTATAGAGAAACTGGCGGTAGTGGTTCAACAATTGATATTTTAGGTGGTAACAATCCACACGTTGGGCCTTATGATGGTGGTAACAAATATTTAAATCAATTTAGAGAGTTAATCGATAATTTTTCTGCTGTAACTATTAGTTCTGTAACAGTAACAACTGATGCTTTAAATCTTTACACGAATTATGATGACGGAAGTTTTAATGTGTCAACAGCGACAACCGTAGACACTGTTCAAATTACAACTGCAAATGGTGTTGATTTTAGCGATTGTGTAGTTTTCAGACCATCTATTGATAATGACCCTAACCCTAAAACAGTATATAATGACTGTGGTTGTGTTGATGCAAAAGATGATAAAATTTTGAGTATTTGTATTGAAAAGAAAGAAAGTACAATATCATCTCAGTGCGGTGAAGATTTATCAAACTATATTGATAATACTGAATTGGGTATTTATGAATTTTCTTTTAATCAATACGATGTTAATGGTCAAGTTTTCACAGATAGCAATGGTAACCCAGTTTTAAACACAACACCTTACGTACCTCAAGAATGTTGTAAATTTATTGGAGGTTCACCTTTTTTATATACTGATATTTCAGAAGGAACTGTTGTGAATAGCGGTTATATATGTTGCGATACAACAGCTAGTTGTGGATGTATTATTGCATGTGGTTGGATGGTAGATTTGTCAACAATAGCTCTACCTGCTTTAACTTCAACATATAGCGGCCCTCAATCAACTTACTTACAATTTACTAAACCAGACGGCACATCATCTATTGTAACGCCAGATGGTTGTAATTGTATACCGAATTATTCGATTGCAGTACCTGATGTTTTTGACCCGTATACTGGTCAATTTGGTTACGGTTGTCAATTAACCGCTGAAGGTATTAATGATTTACAAAATGGTACGTCTAGTGCTATTTATAATTATTACCTAGAAAGGGTTCAAAATCAAACATCTTGTTTCCCTGTGGGTCATAACAATGTTACGGCAAATAATATTATCCTTTCTAATGGAAGTAAATTATAAGAAAATAAATATTTATAAGTAAAATGGGAGTTTGTTTAGATAAAAGCACTATCACTAGTCAAGGTCAGTTGAATTACAACCAAGACGGTACTATTTCTGTGTTCATGCCATCGAATGGTGTGTTGGCTCCTGTTATTTTAAATCAACAATGTTGTTTGGCTATAGACAATACATTTGTTTGGGATGCAAACACCCAAAAATGTTTATGGTCTGAAAACAAATCATGTAGTATTGAAAATGCGTTTAATATAACACTTAACCCTAACGGTAATGATGGTGTTATTTTTACACAAGAACAAGATAAAATCTGCTCAATTAAAATTGATTTTGATTTTTTACTAAAAATAAAATGTGAAACATTAAACAATTTATTGATTAATTCTCAATTACCAGTTGGTGTTTCACCTAATGATTTTATTTCTTCACAAATTGCTGAAATACAATCTTTGATTGACACACAAACAGTAAATTGTGAATATATTACCGAGCAAATTGCTTTTGTAGAAGAGCAAATTGCTTTAACTAATTATTCGGTACCTTATCAAACAACGGTGTTGCCTGGTAAAACGTTAATTAAAACTACACCTACAACAACCAATACGTCAAATTTTTCAAACACTGGTTTTCCATCTGCATCACCAGTTATAGCTGCTAAATTAACCCCTCAAACACCACCATTGGGTCAAAGCGTACCATCTGTTGGTGAGGTGACATTATATTGTATTACACAACCTGATGGATTAAATGCTTGGGCTAATATTTTAGGACCTGTTAATTATCAATTGTTTTTAAATGGTGACCCAACATCTTTTACACAAGAAGATGTGCAAACATTACTTAGTTTACAAACAGCAAATGGTCCTACGCTTATATTTGAATGTGAAACACCTTTTGGTACGTTAACTAATTTACTAAATCAATTAGATGCTTTAATAGTTGAACAAACAAATTGTCAAACAGAATTGGCTTCTCTTAATGCTGAATTGAACAATTTAATATCTCAACAAACTTCATTGTCTCTGTCTGGTTGTGCTATACCTATCAATATGTTGGAAACCATTGACGTTTCAATGTCGTTGAATGTTTTACCTAGCACTGGTGGTACTGTCTCTGTATATGAAGATACAACAGTATTTCCTGCAATAGGTTATGGTATGTTATATGATTATTTAACAAATATTTCTAATAACACAAACTTAGCTAGCGGATTTTACATTACTAACAATAATAGTACTCCGTTATTAATCGATGGAACAAACGATTCAACATGTTCAACGGTTTTAGATTCATTGTTACAAAGTTTGTATAGTGAAACACCAGCTAATTTGTTTAATTCTTATAATGATTTTGTGGCTAGTTTACCTAACCATTCATTTGCGTCAGATTGGTTACACCACACCGTAGTTGTTGACGACCAAAATATTATAAGTGCTATTACTAATCAAAAAATTACAATATCTTTAAATTTAAACCATACTTGTGGTGATGTATGTATTTTATTGGATAATGTTAAATTAGACCGTGAATGTTCTTCTGTTAGTAAAACAAATTTATTTGTCACACAATCACCAGGTTTTGAGCTTGAAAAAATTCGTGACAATAAAAAATCATGGTTAAAAAGCACTAGCTATCAAGAAAGACCTTTTGATTTAAGAAATACTGACGACACAAATCCAATTCGTATAACCAATTATGATGTTAATGATGAACGTTTGGTTATCAATACAAAAGAAATAGATTTGGATATTAGTTTAGCATCTGCAATTGAAACAGATATTTGGTGCTATATAATTAATAATCCATGTATTTTAACTGGTGAAACTTATTGTGACCCTTGTGCGGTAAACATAACATACAAACAGTATCAAGACGGAATACCTTTTGAATTTGAAGATGGTATCCCATATGATTTCATGGATGAAACTACTGACCCTAATAGTCTTAATGTTTCTTGTTGTGGTGATAATTTAATTTCTTTCGATAGTTTAATGACACAACCTTTAACTGCTGTAACAACAGTTGAAGACTTTGAATATTTTTTAACATCCGAATTAATTGATGCTAAAAATAGACAAACAATTTCTGGTTATGCGACTTTAAGAGCGTTATATGATAGATATCTTAATAGTGAAATATTCTGCGGTGTTAAAAGTTCTGGTTTTGATTACTTGACCATAGACCAATTTGCTGGTTTGGTTGGTAATTATTGGGTTGATATTATTGAACAAGTAATCCCATCAACAACAATATGGGGTAGTGTTAAGATTTATTCAAACACATTATTTGACCAACAAAAATTTAAATATAAGGGGTATTCATCTTTATTTTGTAATAACCCATTTATAGGTGAACACGTGGTAAGTCCAATCAATGGAACCAACGGATTTTCAGCTAATATACATACTGACATGGTTACGCTGACACCAACTTCTGGTAATAGTGTGTCAGTATCAAGTATTGTTACATCATGTGACGAAATATGGGTGGCGCAAATGAATTCAGCTAATGAATTCATAGGTACCGTTAGTATAAGTGGTGCAAAAGTATTGCCTAATGAAAATAATGGTAGCGCCATAAATGAATGTACATTACAAGTTGAAGTGATTGTTGAAGGACTAAGAGCAACTGCTAATGTTACTGGTGCCGAAAATCCAGTTGCATATTATTGGAGCAACGGTGGGACTGATTCATTTACATATTATGATACTTACGGTTCTTATTCAGTAACAGTAATTGATAAAAACGGTTGTTCTGTAACGGTTGATTTTGAAATACCATTAGAGTTGACAGCTTGTTGGTATACTTTACCAGATGATATAACATGGATGACTAATGGATTCAACAATTTTGGGGTTACTGACTATACCTACACAATGGATTCTATGATAGTAAATGAAAGTGAATTGGTTGTAGTACCACCTTCATACGCTTTAACTAGTACAAACTTAACAACTGCGTCAACAACAAATGTGTTAATCGATGGTACTTCTTATGTTACGTATACTAATTTTGTTGATTTCTTAAATACAGCATTTGCTAGTTTAGGTTTAACAAATTACAGCGCTCAATTATCTTATAATCGAGCAGATAGTACCAAGTATAATGGTTTCTACATAATAAGACCATTAGGTGATTCATTTAGCATTTCTGTAAGTGAAACAAATGGTTATGATGTAGTATATACAGATTCTACCGCATCAGATGCAACAGGTCCAAGTGGCTATAGAGTATGTAGTTGTGATGGTATAACAATAGTAAACGGTCAAGTAGTTGAATAATGGAAACAATGGAACGTAAAGGTAGAATTAGATTGTTGCGTGGTAAACTAGAAAGTTTTGACGGTTTATCAATCGACCAACAAAACAATTTTAAAACAATAAAAAAAGTGATATGTGATTTATTAGGTCCTGAAACCAATGTATATGTTTTTGGTAGTTTTTTTTGGGGTTTTTGGGATGAAGAATCTGATTACGATGTTTTGTTAGATTATATTAAAACTTTACATGCTCAAGATGCTAGAATACCTATGATTATTGAAGCTAAAAAAACATTAAAAGAGCAATATGGGTTGTCAGTAGACATAATGACAATGAACGGAAATCAAGGTATTTTAATACCATAATAGATATTTATATTTAAACAAAAAAATGAAATTAACAGATAGACAAGAAGCCGCCTCAGCTAGACTGACCGATTTAATACATATTGTTAACACTGGAGACACAACAGATAGTCCAGCTGGTTCATCATTCAAAGTTCCCATTTCAAAGGTTGTAGCTTTATTGAACCAACAAACAGGTGATTATTGGGCTTCAGGGTCAACTTGGAACGGTTCTAATTACCCAGTAAAAGCCAATAATGATAGTGGATTAGATGCCACTGGAACTTATTCAGTAGCAGAAGGATATAACACAACTGCTAGCGGTGATTATGGTAGCCATTCTGAAGGTAGAAACACAACAGCTTCTGGTGTATCATCTCACTCTGAAGGTAGCGCAACAACAGCTTTAGGTAATGGTTCACATGTTGAAGGTGCCAATGCAACTTCTATTGGTAATGTTTCACATGCTGAGGGCGGTTCAACAACATCTTATGGCTATTATAGTCATGCTGAAGGGTACGATTCAAAATCTATTGGTATTGCAGCTCATGCTGAGGGTAGTGGTACAACAGCTGGTGCTATATCCAGCCATGCTGAAGGTACCAACACCGTTACTAGTGGTACGTCATCACATGCTGAAGGTTATAGTACATTTGCTTCTGGTAATTATAGTCATACGGAAGGTGTGCAAACAACAGCAACTGGTGTTTCTAGCCATGCTGAAGGTAATAGTACAACGGCTCAAGGTATTTCTAGTCATTCGGAAGGTTCTAGTACAAAAGCTTTGGCAAATTATTCACATTCTGAAGGTGATTCCACAACGGCTAGCGGTCAACCATCACATGCTGAAGGTCAAAATACAACAGCTAGTGGTGCTCGTTCTCATTCTGAAGGTTATGCAACGACAGCTAGTGGTCAACAAAGCCATGCTGAAGGTCAAGATTCAAAATCTATTGGTAACCAAAGTCATGCTGAAGGTTGGAATACAAGAGCTTACGGTGTTTCATCACATTCAGAAGGTCAAGATACGGTGGCTAGTGGAAATACGTCACACGCTGAAGGTAATAATACAACTGCAAGTGGTACAACGTCACACGCTGAAGGTTATTTGACAATATCTTTGGGTGATTTTTCACATACTGAAGGTTTTTCAACAAAAACTACTATAAATGGTGCTGCGGCACACGCTGAAGGTACTGGAACAACCGCTGACGCTATCGCTGCACATGCTGAAGGTTGGGTCACGAGGGCTACTGGTACTGCATCTCATGCTGAAGGTTGGAACACATATGCTGGCCACACCACAGCTCACGCTGAAGGCTCTGGGTCAACAGCAACAGGGCTTGTTAGTCATGCTGAAGGTTATTTATCAACTACTACTGGTCAATACAGTCACGTTGAAGGTTATTCAGCAAGAACAAATAACTATGGTACTGCCGCACATGCTGAGGGTTGGGGTACATTATCTCAAGGTACTGCATCACACGCTGAAGGCTATCTCACAACAGCGGGTTTAGTTGGTTCTTCTGGTGATTACGCACATGCTGAAGGTAGAGAAACATCGGCTTTAGGTGATGCATCACACTCTGAAGGTAGGTTAACAATAGCTAGCGGTGCTTATAGTCATGCTGAAGGTTGGTCTACACAAGCAACTGGTGTTACAGCACACTCTGAAGGTAGGTTAACAAGTGCATGGGGTGACTATAGTCACGCTGGTGGTTATAATTCAAAAGCTTTAGGTACATATTCATTTGTACATGGTAACGGTTCAATAGCTAGCAGTGCTACAACAATTGTTTTGGGTGATAGCATAACAGGAACTTTACCAAACACTGTTTATGTGGCACCATTGGTAGTTAAGAACTTAACAGCTGTACAAATTAGTGGTGGTACTACTTTAACAACTAGTGGTATGATAGTATTTGACACAACTTATAACCAATTTAAAGGATGGAATGGTTCATCGTGGGTATTATTAGGGTAATAAATTTTAAATATGCCACAACTAATTAAAAAAATAGAAGCAAGTATCGTTGAAGATTTGACGGGTTCAGTTATCCTTGTCAAATCTTTTGTCGGTGAAGTCCAAGAAGAAGACTACGTTAATTTGGGTGGTCTTGTTGCTTATTTGCAAGATTTCACCAAAAGTGACTTTACTTCAGCGTTAACAAAGCCTTTATTATATGGTTTAAAAAATACTTATAATTTACCAGTGACAACGTTAAATATAAATTACTAATGAGATACCAACAACCAATATACATACAAAATGAGAATTCCGCAGTTAGAAATAAAGACATAGTTAATGTCAATATGAGTTCTGACATGTGTGTATTTGGTGCGCCATTATTTTCAATGAGCGGTGCGTCTAAAATAGATTGCGGTGTGATTACTGGTACAACGCACATTGTTAGTACCGCTACAACAATTCCATTGACATTTGATTTTACTGGAAATACTGATTCATTTACAGCGAATAGTGCAACTTTTAGATATGAAATTTATAAATACAATACATTGATAAGTGGGTTTACACTTCCACCAGTTTATCAATCAGCAGAATATGAATATAGTAGCTTTAGCGCCACTAGTATGGTTTCTGAAAACGTAGCTGTATCTGGGTTGTCTTTAGATGGAGAATATTTGGTAAAAGGTTATTACAAGTTTGATGCGTGTACTAATTTTTTGAATCAATTAGGTAAAACGGTTGATACATTATCATTTAGAGGAAATGGCCAATATGGTTTATATGATAATGATTTAGATTATTATTTTATAGCATTTAAATCAGCTGATAAACCACAATTTGTTTCTAATGGTACATACAATGTGACAATAAATCAGCTGTTCCAACAAGTTATTTTACCACAAAATGATGAAACAGTTTTCATTATATCTAACGGATATGTTGGTTATTTCATTGTAACCTTAAATGGTTTGGTATTATCTAAGGATTTGGATTATACATTTAGTGGAAACGTAGTTACTTTGGTTGATAAAACAGTAAAAGGTGATGTTTTGACAATAATTTATACCACAGCTGAAGGTTCAAATCTTATTGGTGAAACAATTTATGTAAATTCACCAGTCGTTAGTGGTGCTTCTGATAATCAAGGTGCCAATCAAACATATTTTAACACCACAACTGGAAAATATGAATTGTATTTAACAACAGAACCTGCTAACGGTGGCTCTATTTTGGTAATGATTAATGGTGCGACATTAGCGACTGATATTGACTATTACAAATCGACATCAAACGCTAAAAGAATAATTTTGGAAGGTGATATTTTGGTTGGTGACATAATAACAATTGTGTATTTCCCATCTGCATCTACGATTTTTGGTGTTACCACAAATTATCCTAGCATTGTTTGGTCCATCACTAATCCACCACAATTATCAAATGGTACTTTTACATTAGAGGTTAGTACTGATAGTGAATTTACAAGTACTTATTATACGACATCACAAAATTACATTCCTAGTATAAATTTGTATAGTGCTGGGTTTGTGGCGAGTGGTACAGTAGGTACTCAATTATACTACAGAGTAAAAAATGAAAAGAAATTTGAGACTTTATGTGGTGATATAATAACGGATACAGCGTATAGTGACACAGTTCCTATAACCATCCAAAGTAATGCGATAAATTCATACTAATAATGTTGACTATTGCATATTTATAACTAAAATAAGGGAAAACAAAGATATTTATAGGATATGAGTTACATAATAAACAGCACGAATCCATTTGTTAGTATAAAGCTAACAGAAAAGGGTAGACAACAGTTGGCTTTAGGTCAGCTTAATTTTTCATATTGGGCAGTCGGTGATTCCGAAATCAACTATGGTAGAGAAGCTATTGTAGATGCTAACCAAACAGATGTAACATTGTCAGCAACAAGCAAGGTTTTAAGACCAGTTGATAGACAACCAGACATCAAATATTTCATTTACCCTAGCTTAGCTACGGACCATTTTCAACCAATAAATGGTTCAAATATGAACGTAGTAAAAGCCGTAGTTAACAACCAAGCCTTAGAAAGAGGTTTTTTTGTTGATAATACTACATATTTTACAACAGATTTAAATGTTGATTTAACTCCATATCAAGAAGTTGTAGCAAACACTAATATAAGCGGTACAACCACTTTGGTTGTTACTGGAGGCACTAACTTTGTCGTTGGTGACTTTATCCTTATTAAACCTTCTAATAACATCTTAGGTACAATTGCATCCGATGACACAACAAAGGCTATTCCTAATTTATGGTTTGAGGTTCAAAATGTTGTTGGTAATACATTAACATTAGATAGAAATTTACCTAATTTTGCAACAAGTACTGCTAGTACAACTGTAATCATTTACAAAAATGGTGAAGTTTATGAAACTATAGCAACAGGTAACACGACTTCTTATTGGGATTCAGGAACTTTATCCTTCAATTCAAATGTAAATATAACATGTTCAGATGTCCCTGTTTGGAACATGAACAATGTTTGGTGTGAGAATTTGGCTGGTATGAGTGGAACAACAACGTATGAAGACTATACAAAATTTGGTTCATACCCTTATTTAGGAACCAAGAATCCTTATTTAGAATATTGGTGTGAAAGCACTGGGTCAACGTTATTCAATTGTAACGGTCCAGGTCTAAGCTACCCAGATGATGTTCATAAATCATTGTCTATCATTCACTACACAAACAACGCCATTTCAAATCTTTATGGTGAGTTCTTCTATGTTGATGCTACAAACAATAAATATGTTCAAGTACACATGCCTAACATCATGTATCACAGAGCTGGCTATTCAACTGGTGTTGGTACACAGATGGGTATGACATTCGTTGCTTCTGGTGCTACACAATACATTGGAACAAGTCAAATTGAATATATTGACCTTATTGAGCATCCAGCTATGATTTCATCTGCAAATACAACTCCTTTGGTTGTTGGTAAAGTATTACCACAGTACAAAATGATTGTGATTCATGATGATGAATTGGTTGCTGCAATGTCTTACAAATCGAATAGAAATTGGACACTTCCAGAATTGGCGGCTAATATTATTTCACCTAGCGGTGCCACTACTAGTGGTGTTTTAGGTGTAAATGAGACAATATACTTAACATATATTTTAGATAACTCTGGTAGCACAACAGGTTTGACTAGCAGTTTGCCATGTCAAAATTATGTCAAAGTAACCAATACAACAAATTCTTCTAAAGATATCGCTTTCAGAATCAATGAAACTGATTTGTTACCATACATGCGTAAAATTGAAGACCCATCTTATGATGGTTATGGTTTCTATGCTCATAATTTTAAATTATTGTATCAAATTGTAAGTGGTGATACGGTTAGACCAGATGCAGGTGCATGGCAAATGTACGATTACACAACAACAGCGTTAACAACAACAAATGGTGCGACTATTGACCCATTTGCGTTGGAGAATCAAACTCCTGGTAGCGAGTCTTGTGGCACATCAACTGGTTTTGTTTTGGATTCTGCAAAAGATAGTAGTTCAACTACATTTAATCTTTATAGTTTATTGAACATGGCACCAACAGTTTACCCAAGTTATTTACAGTTTGGTGATGAGCGTTATTTCTATGGGAACATTGAAACGTACATTGGGGCTACAATTTATAAAACTATTTTTGACATTAGAGTTAACTCTAGTCAATTTGATACAACAACTAACCCAACTAGAAGTACTGATTTAGCTACTAACCCAGCAGATATTAGAATTACTGATGTTGGTATTTATGATAGTGCTAAGAATTTAGTTTGTATAGGTAAACTTAGCAAACCAGTGTCATTGACTGCTGGTAACACAATAATGCTTGAATTAAGCATGGACTTTTAATTAAAATAAACAGAAATGGGATTTATTACTTCAGCAAATACATTGACATTAACAGCTAAGTTAACACCACTTGGCCGTCAAAAATTAATTTCAACCAACAATGGTTTGATTGCTAGTTTTTCTTTGGGTGACTCTGATGCAAACTATTATGCCAGTGTACCTTTGACTACTGGTCAAGTGCCAGCTGAAGCTGGAGACTACGGTGCTAATGCATCGGTTAGCAATAGCACTGCACAAATTGCAAGTATTAAATCTCCATTGATTTTTAATTCTAGTGGTGTTTTAAGAAAGCCAGTTGAAAATCAATCATTGATAGTGTCGGTAGAAACCGTAAGCAATGGTTTAACAACTGTTAGTGGTACAAATTTAACTTTCAATACTGTTAATAGAAATAATAACACAACTGACAGTTTGGTTAACCTATTTTATTCGTTTGGTTTACCATTGAATTCAACACAAGATTACACCTACACTGGAACAACTTATGTTAATGGTGGTTTTTCAGATACAGCTTTAAGTGGCTTAGCTCAATCAAATATTTTAATAGTTGGTATCAAAAATTCAACGTATGGTGAGTGTTTGGATGGTAAAACCATCAAATTAGAATTACCTACAACTGCTGGCACATATACTATTTATAGCACGTTCCAAAAAACAACAACCGCTTCAAATGTACAAGATGCAAATGTTAGAGATGTGGCGACAAATACTAGTAAGATTGGTGAAAACATCGCTTTCTTATTTTCTGATACGATTTCAAAACCTAATGGTAATTCAGCATCTTTAAGTTGGGCGACTGGTTTTGGTACAACAAAACCTTTCAGTGTAAACGGTAAACAATTTTATAATTTACAAACAACTCCTAATTTAGGTTTAACAGCGGATACTTTGGTTGGTGTTGCATACTTAGACAAGGGTATTTTGGTTATCACTCACCCAACTATTATTAATAACTATGACTATACAACTGCTGCTGCTGGTTCTTTGGTAACATTTAATAGTGTATCTACTTCAGTATTCCAAAACATTACATGTATTGCTGGTAGAGGTGAGTTTGGTGGCTCAACAAACCCAACTTTTAGCGGTTCAGATGTTCCTAGAATTAGTGAATTGGGTTTATATGATGGCTATAACAATTTGATAGCTGTTGCCAAAACAGACCGACACGTAACCAAAAATATCAACGAATTTAAGGTGTTCAACGTAAAAATTACGCTTTAAGTATTTACCTTTTTTGGTTCACCAATTAAATTGGAAGAAAAACATTTATGGGAAAAGAGCCAGAATTCATATTAGCATTAGACGTATCCACTTCAACTATTGGTATTGCCTTGTTTGAAGATTTGGGGGATAAAGGTAAACTTAAATTGCTACACCACGTTAGCCCTAAAGTTAAACCACAACCAGAAAACAAAATGGAAGAGTTGTTCAAGAAAGTTGAAATCTTCCAAACTGAGTTTTTGAACAA